GTCACGATCAGGACGTGAAGTACGGCTCATCAGCAGCGAAGTCGTGCCAGGAGGAGAACGTCTCGATGTACTTTTCAAATGAACTAAAAGTAAGTGTGCGTAGAAATACATTCGAGTACGCCTCAGGCGCGAACGCGTATCTTGGAAGATGAGGGTCTCTGAACCGGAAATAGTTGCGCGCGGATGGTTTGGGAAGGACAGACATGCAGAAGCGACCACCAAAGGGGTCGTGTCCAATAGGAGGGACCACAACCTCCGAAATATCCATTCCGAGCGTTGTCAGATATTTCATGGCCTTCGACGGGAGTTCACGGATGAAGCTCTCGACATCGTAGCGAGAAAGAGAAAACTTTCTCATGATGTAAGTGACGGCGTCATAAAATATGACAGAAACAACTGGATCCATGGTTGAGTACAGCTGGCCGAGTAAGCGGGCGCAGCAGTCCAAGGGATCGACAACTTCCCTATCGGGATAGAGAGTCGAGGCGAAGATGAATTCCAAAGGTCGGCGAGGGCCAGTAGGGCGATAGTAGTAACCCAACCAATGTATGTTCTCGACGTTGTCGGTCAGTGTGGTCTTGTCGACGGACAAGATGCCACCGAACGTGATCTCGAGCTCAGTTGCCAGTGCGTCCAAATCAATCGAATCCCGGAGGAAAATCGAAGAGTCATCGCCATAGTAATAATCCTTGACAGGATAGTCACCAGTGACGCGACGGAGACAGGTACGCATCTGAATTGCGTTGACAGCGGTATCCATAAAGTTGGTCCACAAAGAGCCGGAAGGTACACCTTGAAACTTCTGAAAACGGAAGCCAGAGGGAGTTCGGATCTTAGTGTTGATGAAGTAGGACACCATCGCTTTCCAACGACGGCAGGTCTGAGCAGGATTAACATTCCATACTTTTCCTTCACTGTCTTTCACTTTTGAAAAATCAAACCAGCTTGAAACATGGGCGAAGACGTCGCGGATGATCCAGGCGGGTACGTGAGCATCAAACTGGGAAAGATCGGCGTTGAGACAGCATTTAACAGCGGGATTGTCAAAGCTGCGGGCCAGATGAGAGTGACCAGAAAGGGCAGTCTCAAGTCCAAGACCGTAAAAGGTATCGCGCTCATTGCAGTGAGGTTTAAGATGCTCGAGGAGAGGGTAAAACCAGCGGGCTTCTTCAACGATAACTTCAGTGGGAAAACCCCACACAGGGCGGATCTTGGTCTTCTCTCGAGGAGAAGCAATGACGCGGTGAAACGCCATGCAGTCCGGGAGAGACCAGTTAACTCCACGACCGATTGAGTCCCATGCTCTGTGAATGTGACCGACAGCTTGCTTTGAAGCAAAGACATCGCGTTTGGTGCGATATCCTTGGTTAACCCAGGGAAACCCGGGTGAAGTGGAGGTCGGCATCTGAGGGTGCTTTTCGGCAGCGCCCAGAGTCAGAGGGATGAGAGGTTCGCTTGGCGCAATTTCATCAAGTGTCTTTTTGAGTAGTGCCAGATAATCTCCTTGCCAGCAGCGGGGTGGAGAAGGCTCACCGTAAACGGCGAGGTTGGCCTCTAAGACATTGGTGTCCCCGGAGGGACGATGCCAGTCTTGTTGAACTTGCTTTATGAATGCGCGTCCATTAGGTCCGGAGACTTCATTTAGCGCTTCGAAAGCGAGGGGGTCGAAGAATTGCTCATTGCGGGCAGGAAAGCGAGAAACTCGCCTCAGCACGCGTAGAGGGCTCATTGAAAGTGAAAATAATACTTAGAGAATCTAAGATTTGTTCATCCATATAAACGTGAAACAACACTTTT